CCTCCGTTCGCATCGCGAACGAAACTGGTACAATACCCGGTCGATTTTTGGTATTAGGAGTGCCACTAATATTAGTGGCAGTGGGGTATGGGCAATGAAGCCGGGTGTATCGCCGAAACCGAGGGTGACTCAGACCTTGGACAACATTATCGAGCCGGATTGGCACTGGTTTATTCCAGATCAATTGGGTTTTGCGCGTCCTGGCAACGAGGGAACAATTCAATCGCGAAGAGTTGTTAACATGACTGCCAGAAAATACGCGCACGATCAGTGGGAGAATGTGCTTTCGTCACTGCGCGAAAATGGAACTCTGACACTTGATTCACTTGAATTAGTGACAGCTTTAGTTCTTGCGCGTGTTCGTATCTTCATGTCATCCAACACATTGTTTACGCATGGGTTGGAATACTACGATATAGACTTGGAACGGGTCCGCTCAAATCACGCATCAGCGGATATGGATAGCGCAATAAGAATCCAAGTCCTATTGCAAGAAAACTTGGGCATGACTCCCAAGATGCGTGACAAAGTCAGCAAGCGACAGGTAACCGAAAGGCCAGCCCGTGCCTCTGCCGTCTACCTCAAATCCGTATAGTGAACGGATTGACCCAACCACCCATTATGCATGGGATGTTGTACACGGTCGAATCGTCGCCGGTTATTATGCCAGACTTGCATGCCAGCGGCATCTCGATGATCTGGAGATGGGTCCGCGCAGAGGGCTTTCTTGGCATCCCGATCGCGCGCTGCATGTCATCGAGTTCTTCCCCTCCGTACTCCGCGTCACGGCTGGTAGTGCGGAGGGGCAACCCTTCCATCTGATCAGCTATACTAAGTTCGTAATCGGGAATCTGTTTGGCTGGTATCGTGGAAGTAGAAGGCGGTTCAGAAAATGCTGGATTGAGGCCGGCAAAGGACAAATTAAGAGTCCATTGGCAGCAGCGATCGGGATCTATTTACTCGCATTTGATGGAGTCAAGCGGTCAGAGTGCTACGCAATTGCCAAAGATAGGAATCAGGCTAACGTTTTATTTGATGATGCTGTTGCTATGGTACATGCTGATATCGTTGATGGTGATCCTGGCGAGAATCTGATCTCAAACGGCACCCTCATCGCGCGCGGCACCGGCAAGATGACATGGAGCCTGGAGTACACCGACAAAGCGGGAGGGTACTGCCAGTTTCGACCTCTTGCGGGTGATGAAAAGGTCAGCGGACCTCGACCGGCATTCGTCGCAGCAGATGAAATACATGACTGGAAGACAGCCGGCCCATTGCAAGTATGGGAAGCTGCCGGTGCAAAGATGCCGGGTAATTTCCTGCTGTGGATGAGTACTAACACACCCGGTATCGACCAATTAGTCGGTTCTGAGTACTCCGAATTGTTTCAAAAGATACTCAGAAGGGAGATTGAAGACGATTCTGCATTCGCTTTTATAGCTCGTACAGACGAAAAAGATGACCCAATGCATGACAAATCATGCTGGATCAAAGCACTTCCATGCCTTGGAATCACGTTCCCAGAGGAGAATGTCGAGATCCAAGTGGCTACCGCGCGCAACTCAGCGGGTGCCAGGATGAGTGTTTTGAGGCTATATTTCGGTGTTCCAGTAGGTTCTAGCGAGTATTGGGTGGACGTAGATAAGTGGAGTTTGTGCCAAAAAGAGGTAAATGAAGACGATTTGAGGTTATTTCCTTGCTTTTTGGCTATGGATTTGTCCCAAAAGAACGATTTAACCGCTTTAGGCTGTATTTGGGAGACTGAATTCACCACAAAGGCCACAGTTCGTTACTGGAAGCCGGAAGAGAACCTCGATCAGGCTATTGCAGAAGATAAGGCACCCTATCGGCAGTGGCATGAGGAAGGGTGGTTAAAATTAACGCCCGGTCGAGCAATTGACTATGATTTCGTTGCAACTGAAGTCCAAAGGGTGTGTGCAGTCAATGATGTGAAATTTATGGCGATCGATCCGGCCCATATGGAGGAATTCATCAAGGGATGCGGTCGAATTGGTTTCGATGTATGGGTTTGGGAGCCAGAAAAACCAAGCGGAGTTGGATTGAAACTGGTGATTCATAGTCAAGGCGCTGCTGGAATGCATAGCAAAAAGGCGCTTTGGATGCCCAGATCATTGGCTAAATTGGAAGATAGGATACTCACTGAATTAATTGATATTCAAAACAATCCAATTACAAGTTGGTGTTCTGGTAATGCAGCAGTGAAAGCAGATGAAAAAGACAATAGGTACTTCATCAAGAAGCATACTAGAGGTAGAATCGACGGTCTAACTGTGTTAGCTATGCTTGCTGGGGCAGTGGATGCCGACATAGTTTCGCCCAAGAGGCATGACCTCAACGACTTTCTCAGGAATGCGGTGGTTGTATGAGTATCTTCTCCTGGCTGGGCCGTAAGATCGGGTTGAGAGACAGTCAGTACTGGGCGACGTTCCTAGGGACTGAGACATGGTCTGGTGAGGCGATGAGTCCCACTATTGCCATGCAGAACAGCGCCTTCTTCAGTGGTGTACGGCTCACCGCACAGACAATGGGCAGCTTGGGCTGCTGTCTTTATGAGAAAAGCAAGGAAGGTCGAAAAGAGATAAACAATGATCTCAATTCAATTCTCTCTATCAGTCCCGATGGAGAGCATACCGCAATGGAGTTCTGGGAAGGTGTTGCGACTTGCCTGTTGTTGACAGGGAATGCATTTGCGGAAAAGAATTTTATGGGCGATCGATTGGTATCTCTCGTCCTACTTAATCCAGAAGCAGTTAATGTCAAAAGAGATTATGCATCTGGCTCTAATGAATTATATTACGAATATACAGACGTTAATCGCAAATTTAAAAGATACAGTGCGCGTCAGATGTTTCATGTTCGCGGTTGGGGTATTGGTGGGGATGTTGGCCTATCTCCGGTGAGATATGGCGCACAATCACTCGCCGCGACCCGTGCAGCGGATAAGACGGCTGCGACCACCTTTGCCAACGGCATGCGGGCATCAGGCTACCTGATGTCTAAAACCACCTTGGATAAAGAACAGCGCGAACTGACCAAACAGGCGTTGATCGATCCTATGGTGGGTAGCAATAACGCCGGGAGAGTTGGGCTTCTGGAAGGCGATTTCTTTGAGTTTAAGCAGTTGTCAATGCCGCCGGAAGAGGCGCAACTATTACAAACCAGAGCATTTGGTGTCGAAGAAGTGTGCAGGTGGATCGGCATTCCACCTGTTTTAGTTGGACATGCTTCTGCCGGCCAAACGATGTGGGGAACCGGCATTCGCGAGATCATTGGTGGGTGGTACACTCTTGGTCTTCGTCCAATCATTCGCCGGATCGAAAAAGATATCGGAATGCAACTGATTCCGGTTGCTAATAGACGTAGGTGGTACGCTGAATTCACCGTCGAGGAATTGCTTCGCGCAGACCCGGCAGTTCGCGGCGAGTTCTATTGGAAACTAATGCAAATCGGTGCGCTAACACCGAATCAGGTTTGCGATGCTGAGAATTACGAGCATTTCGATGGTGGAGATCGCCATTTCATCAACTCCACGCTGTCGCCGCTCGATGAAGAGGGTATCCCTATAAAATCTACCGCGATTCCGCCGGCTGACGCCAACTCCCCCGGCGTAGACCAAGGGAACCCGATGAATGATCCTAACTCAATGAACAATAGAAACCAGAAGCCGCCACAACAGGGTTCTCAAGCAAATGATGCAATAGCGCAGCTAGAGACTATGCGATCACTCTTGAGGGTTGTGCGATGAGATATCCTCGTATCCTTATGGCAGCAGCCTTTGAGCCTTGGTTGCTCCAAGAAGAGAAGCTGCGTGTTGTTACGCAATTTCTTCTATTCCAGGCCAGCGGTGGTAAATATACGGAAGAGGAGGTACAGGCAAAGCTTCATCCAAATAAAGTCGATGCCGTAGCTAAGGCTGATGGCAATATCGGAATGTTGAATATCCATGGCGTTATTGCTCAACGCATGGATCTGATGATGGAACACTCCGGTGGCACGTCTACCGATAGTCTTGGCGTTGGCTTTAGGAGCATGGTGTCTGATCCTGGGATTAAAGCAATTATTCTCAATCTGGATACTCCCGGTGGCACTGTGAGCGGCGTTCCAGAGCTTGCCCAGGAGATCATCGATTCGCGCGGTGTGAAGCCTATCGTTGCCCAGATCAATAGCCTAGCAGCCTCTGCTGGGTACTGGCTCGCATCTGCTGCTGACGAGATCGTTTCGACGCCATCAGGCGTAGGTGGGTCGATCGGTGTCTATAGTATCCATGAGGATCTCTCAAAGCACTTTGAGAACGAGGGGATCAAGAACACAATCATTCGGGCCGGCGAAAATAAGATCGCCAGCAATCCTTTCGAGCCTCTGACAGACGAAACAAAGGCTGAGATTCAGAACCGGGTTAACCGTGTTCGCGATTCATTTGTTACCTTCATTGGCGAAGGTAGAAAGATATCAAAGAGTAGGGTCAATGAGACTTATGGAGATGGCAAGGTATTTGACGCTAACGAGATGCTTCAACGTGGAATGATTGATCGTATTGCCACTCTGCCGCAAACATTAGAGCGGTTTGGTATGTCTGTTCACCCGGTTGCTACTGCCAATCGAAAGAATAGAGTTGAACCGGGCAGCGCCGCTGATATATTCCATTCCCGTGTATTGGCTGGGGATCAGCCAACAGTCCGAGAGTTTGAGAGGTTCCTGCGGGAAGTAGGGTTCTCCAACTCTGAGGCACAACGTGCCGTGAGGTTGTGTCTTAAGGACGGCGGGAGGGAGTCTCGCGAAAAGGGATCGGCTATTACGGAACAAGCGAACCTTCTGCAATTGCAGAGTCAGCTTGATTCGATCAGCAACCTTTTACGCTTGAGGTAACTCATGGCCGATCCAGAAGTCGTTGGTGTAAGCGCAGCCGAATGGCAAGCTTTCAAAGGCTCGCTTGATGCTGTTTCCGGTAACGTTCGCCAGTTCGCGGAGGATGTCGGGAAAAAGCTGAAGTCTCAGGATGATCTCAGCCAGGAGCTTAAAGACAAGATCGATAAGAGCTTGGCTGAAGCCAATGAGACACGCCAGCAACTGATCAACGAGTTCAGCGCGAAAATCGACAACGCAACTCGTACCATCGAGACACAGTCTGCACAGATTCACGATCTGGAACAGCTTGTGTCGCGTGGCGGCGGATCGGCTTTGCTCGATTTTGACGGCAAGGAGATCGATCGAAGGACTCCAGGCCGGCAGTTCATCCAGAGCGAAGGGTTCAAGGAACTACAGGCTGCACAAGCCGGCGGCACCAGATTTCGCGGACGGTATTCGGCTCCGATGGCGGCTATTACCACCGGCAGTGCGGGTGCCACTCGCGATGTTCTGGTGCCGTATGACCGGCAAGCAGGGCTTATCACCATCCCCAATCGGCGGATGACGATTCGCGATTTGCTGACGCCCGGTAGAACCTCTCAGAACGCGATCCAGTACACGCGCGAGGTCGGGTTCAGTAATGCTGCCGCAACGGTTTCGGAAGGCGCTATCAAGCCAGAATCCGACATCGATTATGAATTGAAGACAGTGAGTGTGACCACCATCGCGCACTTCATTGTCGCCTCGAATCAGATCATCGATGACGCACCGCAACTCGAGTCTCAGATCGATGGGCGGCTCCGCTACGGACTCGCATTCGCAGAAGAGATCCAGCTTCTGCATGGGGCGGGCCTTGGCACCGATATCAGCGGCATCTGCACCAACGCTGTCCCGTTCTCTCGTACCTTCACACCGGACGCACCGACACGCATCGATGACATTCGGTTGGCGGTTTTGCAGACCGAATTGTCGTATCTGCCGGCGAGCGGCATGGTGTTGCACCCGACTGATTGGGCGCGCATCGAGACAGCTAAGGACACACTCAACCGCTATCTGATCACTAGCTCGACCGATGGGCAGGGCAATGCTACGTCGCGCCTATGGGGCTTGCCGGTGGTTTCCACCCAAGCAATGATCAGCGGTCGATTCCTTGTCGGCGCATTTCAATTGGGCGCGCAAATTTTCGATCGCCAGGATGCAGCAGTCGAATTGTCAACGGAAGACAGCGACAATTTCCGGCGCAATCTTGTGACGATTCGGGCGGAAGAGCGGCTGGCACTCGCGATCTATCGCAATTACGCCTTCGTTTACGGCACCTTCACCACCGCAACCTAACCTGTCTGGCACTCACTGCGAGCCGCTATCCCCCAAGATCCTGCCGTCACGCAGTCCCAGATCGGTGAAAGCCGCCCCTTCATTGGGGCGGCTTTCTGCTTTATGCTGTTACCATGTTGGTCAAGATCAACGATCGAGCGTTGTATCTCAACGGCTCTCTGAGAACGCCGGGGGAGTTGGTTGACCTCTCGTATCCGAATGCCAGAGATCTGGAGGTGCGCCGGCTGGTGACTCCGGTGCAGAAGCTCCGAAAACCGGAGTGGTTTCCTGATTGGTCAGGGGATATCTGTGTAATTGTTGGCTCTGGTCCCAGCGCATCTAAAACGCCACTGTCCATTGCTCGAAATAAAGCTAAATTCTTCGCAGTTAATAATAGTTGGGAACTTGCTTCTTGGAGTGATTGCCTGTTTGGAATTGATTTTAATTGGTGGACTCATCACAAGGGTGTACCGGACTTTCATGGGATTAAGATCTCGCTTCGATCCGATGATGGATGGGATATCAAAGATATCCGAATGCATGATCACATTGAGAAATTCATGTTTGTCTCTCCGGGGGAAATTGGATGGGGAGGTAATTCTGGTTTTAGTGCAATCAATTTGTGTTTGCAGTTTGGTTGCAGGACTATCGTTCTTGTTGGATTTGATATGCGGGCCGATGAGAGTAACGCTTACCATTGGCATAAGGATCATAACGGGGGATTGAAAAATCCAGATCACGATTGCCTAGCTCGATGGGCGCGAAAGCTCGATGGTCAGAAGCCGGCTGTAGATCAATTAGGTGCGGTCATATGCAATGCGTCTAGAGACAGTGCGCTGATGGCATATGCGAAGGTAGATTTTGCGGAGTTCTTTGCATGAGGAAGAGATTGGCTGGTAATCAGGATTCTATGGAATTGAGTAGATTCCTTGAGTTCGTTAAAGATTGGGGGATCAAGCGATATTGTGAAATAGGCTGTCGGAATGGAGATACATTCTATTGGGTAGCTCGATCGATCGGCAAGGATGGGACCGTTGTTGCGGTCGATCTACCAGAGAACGATGATTCCAGAGACAGCCTGACAGAGGTCTTTCGAGAGCTTCAGTACGACCATGAGTACAAGAATGCGTATGTGTATCTTGGAAACTCGCACGATGCGATGACGATACAGTGGGTTCGGAGTAGGAGTCCATTCGATCTTATCCTTATCGATGCTGATCATCGCTATTCCGGCGTGACTAAAGATTTCGTATTCTATCATCAAATGACCAAATACATGGCATTCCACGATATCGCTGCGCCGGATGGACATATGTCTGATGGACATATCAACGGTGTTGGGAGGTTCTGGAGGGAAATCAAAGCCAATTGTCATACGCTGAATGCTAAGGTTGTTGCTGAAATTGTAAACCCAGCAGGATCTCAAATGGGATTTGGAATACTGGAATTTTGATGAAAGTCCGCGCCCAAGTCACAAAGGATTTTTTGCATCGTGGAACGGTGGTTCTGGTTGGTCGTATTATCGATGATGACGAATACAGGATCGCAGAACTGGAAAGGGCTGGGTTTGTGTCGAGAAAATTGCGGATGGAATTGGTCAGTCACATTCTTGGTCGATCGGTTCCAGAGATCACTAAAGATACTCTGCCCAGGATCAACATAGGTGTCCCGGCATGGGGCAAATATTATATTGATCTTGCTTGTTCTTACACCATACCTTCTATTATATCTTCTCTTGATATATCTGATTTTACTGATATCAAGTTCATAATCCATACCGACAACAAGCAACCTTTCCTCGATCTGCTATCGAGCTATCGTCGCTGCACTGTCGATTTTATGAATTTGAAACAGATGGAGAAGATCCCGCCTCGATCGGCAAAGCTTCCTAATCATTATTGGGAAGCGTTCAAACAGGCGCACAAGGATGTCATCAGAGCCACTAGAACTGGAGATATAGCAATCCTATGGAACTCTGATGTGGTGTGCAGCCTGGAGACTTTTCGGTATGTCCAGCAGCAGTTCATTGACGGTAAGAGAGTTGTTGCTTCAGTGGGCATCAGAACTGCCATCGAGACAGACCACCCGCCCATTGGAGCTTCTGCGTATGATCTATTCCAATGGATATGGAAGACGCCACATCACATCACCAAAGAGTGTATCTGGCGAACTGGAGCAAGCGAACATCCTACAATCTTATATTTTGACGATACGGCAGGAAACGTATCAATGCATTGTTTCCACCTCACACCGATGTTCATTAGGATGGATAGAGATCTCTCGTTTAAAGGGACCATAGATGACGATTTGATTGGCCGATACCTATCTGAAGAGATTGCTTATCCGCACCGGGGAGAGTGCGCGTTTGCCGAATTGTCGCCCAATTGGAAGACCCATCCTTATGGTCAAAAGCTGAGTGTGGATGGGGTATTAGACTTCTGGGGCAAGAGGATGATGCGCCCACACTATCTCCGTAATTTCTCACAGAGACTCGATATCCTTGGTCATATGAATGCAAATCATCTCGCCGCGCAGCAAATAATCGATAAGCTGTACTCGATATGGAGTGCGCCGCAATGAAAGTAAAAATGACTGATTCTCAAATTGAGGTTGAGATTGATAATGCAGCAAACATCTTAATGTCTAGTCTATCTCATGTTAGTCCTGAGATAGCTACCGTTGCTATGGTTGGTGTTTTAGCGGCGCAGGGTACTTTGGCTGGATTTGAAATAGAAAATATTATAAAGGCACTTATATCTGCGTGGAACGATATCGATGAGGATAAAATTAGGATTGTGAAATGATCGCCGTCTACGATCTAAGCTTCTCGCCAGCCAGCTACGATGTTGTGGCCTTTCTATGTCACATCGAATGGATTAGAAGCCAAAGCGGTCATCCAGATCTGATCATCAGAATTAATCCTGGCCCAAATCATGGGTTCCGGCATGATAAGTATTGGCCCAGTGAAATCAAAACCAGAGTTTTGATGAGGGATAATGTGGTTATCCCGATGATTAAAATGCTGCCGTCTGTTGCTGATGTCGTTCTCTTGCAAGAGAGAAGTAAGACTATGCAGTATGGATCTAGTAAAGGTCTGTATGGTTTGGCTCTCCAAGTCGAGGCTATGAGCCGTGGGGTAAGACCGCTTCGTTCCTCTAGGGAGATAGATAAAAGACCCAAGCTGGTTACAGTAACCTTGAGAGAATCTCCGCACTGGTATCAGAGGAATAGCAATCGACCGGAATGGTTGGAAGCCTCCAATGCTATCGCCAAGCTTGGGTATGAGGTTCTTGTCATTCCTGATACGTTTTCTAATATGGATCATTTTTTCGGCAACCATAATGTTTGTTGGAGTGCATCTCATAATTTGGATATCAGAGCTAGGATATATAGATCGGCAATATGTAATCTTTTCGTATCTAATGGACCTGCTTGGTTTGCGTTAGCCTTGGATGCTCCAGTACTAATGCTTAAACCCATAACAGAAAATCTAATGCCCACTTGCAGCGCGACTTATTTTGCCGAATGCGGTATACCGATCGGTGGTCAGATCCCATCCTCCCCGGCGTATCAAATGCTTGCGTGGGAAGAAGACACGGCTGATAATATTGTCGCTTCCTTCGACCGATACATGACAACCAACACTTGAGCTTGGAGAGTCCCGTGGGTCTTGTCACAAATATCACGGTCGATACTCCTGCCAATAGTTATGATCTCGTAAGCTTATCGATGGTAAAGCGTGAGTTGGGGATGGACCCGGCTGCTAGTGATTCGTCAGATGACGCTTTACTGAGTCAGATGATCACTGAGTATTCATTGGCGATCCAAAAATATTGCCGCCGGATCTTTGTTCAAGAGGGGATCACGCAACATTATTGGCCCACCGATTATTATGCATGTCTCAAGAGTCCAGGCGATGCTTTCATTCTCACCCGCCGTCCGATCGCTCAAATCACCTCGATGGTGGTGGATGGTTCTGAAATCGATCTTACGAAGATACTGAAGTCGGATAAGAATGGGCTGGTGTATCGTCGCAATGACAATGGAGATCCTCTTGCCTGGAACCTCTGTCGGATCGCGAAGATAGAGTATCTTGGTGGATTTCTATTTGAGGATATCCCTCCTGATATTCAGCGCGCCGCAATGGTGTGGGTCAAGGAAGCCCATATCAATATCGCGGAGAATAGCCGTCTGAAATCAGAACAGAATTACAATGTCGGAACATGGGTATGGCAGGATCGATCGGCAGGAAGCTCGACATCTACTGGGGGATTGCCAGAGGAAACCTACGCTCTTCTGAAGCCATATCGGGAGCCGATCGATGTTCTCTAATCAGGCGCAGAGAACCTACGTCAAGAGCCTGACAGAGCTATTTCAGTTGCGCGTGTACAACGGTACTGGGGCGAGTCGCACGTTCAACGACTTTCCGGTGCATGGTAAACAGGTTCCGATTGGCGGCGGCTCTGTTCTCACCGGGCAGATCACAGAGCAAACCAGACAGGTAGTTCTATTGGGAAGCGATGTTAGCATTCCTATTAATACCACTCAGTACCTGATCATCGAGGGGAAGCAATACGCAATTCAAGGCTTTAATCCTAGAACGCATAATAATAAAACGATTGGGTACAACGTGTTTGTGAAGGGATAATCTGTGGCACGTTCATCCAGAATTGAAAATGAAATATGGATACCGGAATTGCTGTTCTGCGAAAGAGATGTCTATGTGATTGGTGGTGGGCCAAGCTTGGCTAACTATGATTTATCGACTCTGAAAGATGAGAGCGTCATCGTTGTCAATTCGTCATATAAGGCTGTTCTGGATGCCGGGATCGAGAATGCGATCCTGTACTTCACCGATACCAAGTGGTGGAACGATCACCCGCAACTTCTGGCTGAGTGGCTACCGCGCCCGATCGTGACTATGTCGCGCACCGCAAAGCGGGAAGCGCCAATGCAGATCAAGCGCATCCAGCATGCGGTGCCGGCAGCAGGGTTCCCCGATTACGGATCACCGGCAGTGAAGTGGGGCGCGTCCAGCGGGCATACAGCAGTCGCGCTAGCCGTCGCTATGGGTGCCAAGAAGGTGATCCTGTTGGGCTTCGATATGCGCGAGGTGTGGGGCAAGAGTCACCACCATACCGACTACGATTCTGATGCCATCTCCCCCGGCGTGTTCAAAGGGTGGATCGATGCATTTGCTGGGTGGAATCGTGCAGCAAAGGAAATCGGTGTAACAATTGTGAATGCATCAGAAGGATCTGCGTTAGATGAGTTTGAGAGCGTCGTTCCTACAAGGATACCTGATGGGGATGTCGATATGGATGTTCCTGCTGCTGATCCTGTTCCATTAAATCCGATCACTTCACAAGATGTTCCGGTGGAGCCGCAGCGTGTCTATCTCAAAAGGTCAATGGCATGGCTACGCCAGAGGTAGCCTTACAGGCTCTGAAATTCAGAGTCCAAAATACTTGGCCGCAAAAGACACGGGAGGAGACTCGCCAGCTTTTGATTAAGACGGCTAAGGCTGGGCATGACAAGATCATGCGCCAGCAATTTGCCCGTGAACATGTTTTCCCGACTTGGTACGCCTATGCAAATACCTATACCAATAGGAACATTGAAAATGTAAAACTGCCTGGACCGATCGTTTATAAATATACTTATGACCATGAGATGTTTCTTGTGGCTCTGCGATACCTTACACAGATGTCTCCTATGGATACTGGTCTGTATAAAAGAAGCCATACTCTGTTCATCAATGATAGGCCGGTTAGACCCGGTACTCCGATAAAGCATGGCGATCGAATCTTCATTGCCAATACTGTTATCTATGCTCGCAGATTAGAAATTGGCAGAAGAGAAAGTGGTCAACCGTTCCTGATGTCTGTACCGAATCGGATTTATGAGAGTGTTACAAAGAAAATATTAATTCCGCGGTATAGAAACGTTGCGAGAATATCTATGGGCTATGTTACTTTGCCGGATGCCTATAGGGCAAAAGGCAGACTTGGCCCACATTACCGTTTGCCAAATGGCAAAGTGCGTAAGCGCCGGCAGAAGAAAGAACTCGTTCGTCAACCAGCTATCTTCTTTGAGCCTTTGTAATGACAATGAATTCTAGAGATGCTCTAGACACGCTAGGGCAAAAACTCAGCGATGCCATCACCACCATTCCAATTGTTAGTGATGGCAATTCTGATTATATTTTACCTGATAATCCGTCTTCTTTCATTTTTGTGGATTGTTATATATGGGATACTACTATTGTTGAGTTTGGTGGTGGTTTGCTTCGCAATCGCTATCGTAGTCGCGGTAATTATGATGTCTATTGTCTAATTCCGAAAGGTTACGGTCGAAATATGGCAATGGATTACGCGCAAGAGGTGCGTGATGCATTGACCAGTTTCAGAGCTAATGATTTGTGGGTTGATAACGTCTTGGTCACGCCGGGAGGAGATGGGTCAACTTTAAAATTGGTTGGCATATCCTCCGATATCGATAATTATTATTTTGCCGTTGCTGAAGTATCCTTCTACTTCGATGAAATCGGGTGAAGAATGGTGTTCTTTTCCTTGAAGATCTGTGGTAGTAGGTCTTGATGGCTGGCTCGTCTGCCGGTGGTGTCTTTACTCAAATCAGGGACATAAGCCATGTCGCTCGCTGAAGGCGTACAAGCCAGAGTAGCATACAAGTTTTACACCTCTGGTGTGATGCAGACCAACTCCCAGCCGGTGTCATCTACCGATCCCGGTCCATCTGGTGGTCAGGTATTACGCCGGGTGGGCAGTACGCTGAAGCTTGCCAAAGATACCTACCAGAGCGCCGAAATCAGGACCGATCGCCAGATCGTTGACATGCGCCACGGCACCCGGCGGGTCACTGGCTCGATCTCTGGGGAGTTCTCCCCCGGCACCTACTCCAAGTTCCTTGAGGCGGCTCTCAGAGGCACGGCAGAGCCGGTGGTAACATCCGCCGCCGCAACTCTCACTTCTGCCGCTTGTGACAACGCGCTATCGACCATCACATTCGGTGGTGGCGATCCGGTGGTCGAGGGATTCCGTGTTGGTCAAATTATGGAATTCACTGGACTGACAGATCCAGATAACAACAACAAGAATTTCATCATTCTGGGATTTAGCGGTGCCAGCAATCGCACCCTGACGGTTTATCCGGCACCTGATACAATGGCGGCGGCTCTTGCGTTTACTGTCACTAGCAGGGGCAAGCGGCTCTACATGCCATCGACCGGGTTTGTGCAGCGCAAGGTTGCGATCGAGGAATATCATTCCGACATCGATCTGGCGCGGCTCTACATCGAGAACCGGGTTGCTGGGTTCAATATCGGGTTGCCGGCGAGCGGCATGTCCACCATCGAATTCCCCATGATGGGCCGCGACATGGAGGTTTTCGAGCAAACGCAAGCTCCATTCTTCACTGCGCCATTACCGGAAACGACAGCCGGTATCATGGCAGCGGTGAACGGTCTGCTACAGGTGTCGGGCCGCACTGTCGGTGTTGTGACCGGCATCACTCTTCAGATGGATCTGTCACCGTCGAGTGATGCGGTGGTGGGTCAGGACTTTGTGCCGGAAGTGTTTTTGGGATCGGCAAATATCACTGGGCAGATCACTGCCGATCTGGAGGACGGTCGCTTCTTTGCCGACTTCCTCGATGAAGAGGAACTATCGATCCTGGCGTTCTTCACCACCACCTCCGCACCGGATGCGGATGCAGTATCGATATTCCTCCCGCGTATCAAGCTCACTGATGCTGATGTGCCTCTGCAAGGGATGGGCGCACAAGTGCAAACCATGCCATTCCAGGCACTCAAGTATGTGGGAACCGATCCCGGTGTCCAACAAACCACTATCCAGATCTGCGACACGCTCGCGTGATCGCTTGGCATTCCCGTCGCCGCCACGCCGGGAAATATCGTCTGCCGGGACCACCACTCCGGTAGGCCGCGCATCGATGTTGCGGGGGAGAAGGCTCGCTGGCGGGCGGGTTTTCTCCCCTTTTTTCTATCGCTACACAGAAGGGAAGATTCTCATGTCAGCCGCCGATGAAATGTTTGGTGATCTTCTATTGGCCGGCGTGGATTCGCCACGCAAGTTGGAGTTGGTTGACACTCGATTGCAACCAATCCGGTACACCGTCAATGGTGTCGATGGTGAAGATCCGCATGATGAAGCGGCGTGGATCGAACTCTATTCACTGGATTCCGGCAAAGCCAAGGCATATGACAATTCAGTGCAACGCCGCCGGTTGGAGGTGAATGCGCGCGGTAAAATGGTGAAGCTCACACCAGAGCAATTGGAAGCGGAGACTGTCGATAAGCTGGTTGCGCTCACCAGTGGTTGGCATTTCCGCCGCCGCAATGGCGATCTGATTCCGTTCTCGCAGGAGAATGCGCGCAATCTCTATGGCAGTGGCGCTGCCACATACATTCGCGAACAGGTCGAAGGTTTCATCAACGAGCGAACAAATTTCGACAAGCCCTAGTCGGTGAGTTATTTGAATTCGCTGAGTCAGAATTCAGATCGGCTAGGGCTGCACCTGACGGCTCTAGTGAAGCGGACCATAAAGAGAGCGCATCAAAGCAATGGGCAATGCTGCCGGCGGCTTTGAGGCGCTCTCATGCACCTAAAATCGAAATCGATTTAGGTCCGATCTGTCCATATGAATTGCACTATCTGTGGCGTTGGTTTCAAGAGATATCTTTTGGAATGCAAGCAACAGGATTTGGTTTCCCGACAATATCGTGGACGCTATTAGAATCCTGGCAACGAATTATGGGGATTGGGCAATTAGAGCCTTGGGAAGGCTTAACTCTGATTCAACTTAGTGCTTTGCGAGCCAGCGTTTCTTCAGAAAAGACATCATCTGGTAGTAGGAATTCTCCAGATGATAACGTACAGTCAGAACGTCTTGCGCGAGAGCCAAGGCAGTTCAGACCACCTCAAACGGTAGCTCACTCCCCCCGGCGTAACACAAGCTCCAGAAGATTGCCGCCGCCGGCAGGAGGGTCGCCGCCGCCAAGAGGTAGACGTTAGGAGATCGGCACGGTTCGATGGTTGATGTCGTAGAAAGTGCCGTCTACAAAGCTGAAGCGGTCGGCGCTGAATCCTTTGAGAATCTCTTCGACGCTCTCCTCGATGTCAACAGTGCAAATATAAAGGTAGCTCAGTCAACTTCAGCACTGAGTACTGCCAGTGGTAATTTAGCTGCTAGCCAGAATAGAACTACAGTCAGCGTAACCAATGTTGGTCGCGCTGTACGAGGTACTGCTGATCAATTAGAGAAGATCATCACCAGTGCCGATAAAGTGGCAATGGCGAATGCTAAACTTGCAAACAGCTTGGAGAAGATCAAGCGATTGCAAGATGAGGGTTCCGGCACTCCAGAAGAATCGGAGAGGGTCAGGCTTGCCATAGCGGCAGTCAATAAGCAGTACGATGATCAGATCAGAATCATCGAAAGGTCAAATAGAGTTGCTAATGACAATAAGACGGCTGTTAAGAATACTATAGCCGCTAATAATGATAACGCAGCTTCAATAATAAAAACTAATCGAGCGCATACTGACAGCCAGCAACAGATGAAAAAGTCTGAGGTAAGTGCTGGTCAACTTCGTTACGCTACACAGAACCTCACATTTCAATTGAATGACGTTGCCACTTCTTTAGCCAGTGGCGCACCACCCGCGCGAGTATTCGCGCAGCAGATGGGGCAGATCATACAGGTCTTCCAGCAGGGTGGCGGCGTCAGTATGGTGATGAGTAATTTCGCCAAACAGGTCGCGAGTTTTGTTACGCCGGGGAGGGTGATGATCGCCTCTCTTGCCGGCATTGCTGTTGGTATTGGCGTTGTCATCAACCGAATGGAGAATTTGAGACAGGCTACCCATGATTTCCAAACGGCGTTGGGACCGATCGCCAGTGAGGAGAATGTTGCGGGTATTCAAAAGGTATCCCTTGAATTGCAAAAGATGGGTCAGTCTTTTACTACCGCTAATGCCCAAGCGGCTATCTTAGCTAGAAATCCCATAATCGTTCCGCAAGAAGCTTCTAGGATCGCTAGAGTCGGTGGTGATGTTGCGGCTCGATTGGGCGATCCGACAGATGTTAAGAAGGGAATTGAAGAATTAGTTAAAGCCTTTGAGGGTGGTGTTGAATCGGCTGTTAAATTTGGC